ACATCAAGGCGAGAGTATCAGTGTAGCAAGCGTTTGCTCCTCATTTCGGGGGCAACGCTTTGCGCGTTTTCGCCTCAAATTGACACTGAGTGTCACAGATGAAAGTTTTTTTGTACCTTTGTCGGAACACAACACAGAACTATGGAACTAACAAAAATGCCACTCTCGCAGTTGAGCGAGAATGTGTCTAATCCCCGTACAATTACAGACACGAAACTTGAAAGGCTCGTCGAGTCGGTTCTTGTCTTTCCGCGAATGCTTTCTCTTCGCCCGATAGTCGTTGATGAGAACAACGTGATTTTGGGCGGCAATATGCGTTTCCGCGCGCTTTCTCGCATCTCTTCGATGAAGTTTCCCTCGTTGAAGAAAACGTTGTCGGGGAGTGCCACATTCACGAAGAAGACGGAGTTTGAGCGTGAGCAGTTGCTGGACTATTGGCGCGCGTGGTTACGTTCTCCCGTCGCTCCCGTGTCCACTGCCGCGTCTTTGTCTTCCGATGAACGCCGCGAGTTCATCATCAAGGACAACGTCGGTTTCGGCGAATGGGACACAGATGCACTCTCGGACGATTGGTCGGATATTGATTTCGACGAATGGGGGCTGGATGGCCTTTGGGAGAACGAAGAGGAAGAATTAGGAACGTCCGAACGTGTAAAAGACGGCGGTGCGGAAAACGGCTCTCTCTACGATCGATTTATCGTTCCTCCGTTTTCAATTCTCGACACGCGCAAAGGATATTGGCAGGAGAGGAAGAAAGTATGGCGTGAACTTATCGGAGATATGGGTGAAAGCCGAAAAGACACTCTTATAACTAGCATCGAATTAAAGTATAAAGATATATATACTCGCTCGCGGAAGGAACGCTCGAAATTGGGAATTCCATTTAAGGAGTATTTGGAGAAGTACGTTTCAGAAGAGGAAAAAGAGAGGGCTGCTCAAAAAGTACTATCCGCAGGTGTGTCACTCTTCGATCCTGTCTTGTCTGAAATCCTTTGTCGTTGGTTTACGCCATACCAAGGTGCGAAAATCTTTGATTGTTTCGCAGGTGATACGCAGAAAGGATTAGTGTTTTGTGAATGTGGCTTCGCGTTTAAAGGGGTGGAGCTCCGCCAAGAACAAGTTGATATAAACAACAAAGTTCTAGCTAATAGAGATCTTCAGATAGAATATGTTTGCGACGATGGGAGAAATGTGTGTGCACACTTCGAAGAAAATAGTCAAGATCTACTGTTTTCCTGCCCTCCATATTATGATTTAGAAGTTTACTCTAATCAAGAGAATGACGCGTCTAATCAGAAGACATACGAGGAGTTCATTGGTATATTAGACAAGGCTTTCAAAAGTGCTTATACATGCTTGAAAGAAAATAGATTTGCAGTAATCGTTGTTGGTGATGTAAGAGCCAAAAAGACTGGGGCATACTACGATTTTCCTGGCGACATCAAGCGTATTTTCCGCGAAGCCGGAGCCTATCTTTACAATGAAATGATTCTTATAGAAACGGCCGCGAGTACAGCAATTCGGGCAAGCACTTCAATGAAAACTAGAAAAGTTGCAAAGCAGCACCAAAACGTCTTAGTTTTCTACAAGGGAAATCCTCGCGAGGTCACAAAGCATTTCCCTCCCATCGAATTGAGTAAAGAGGAAGAGGAAGCATTGGACGACCTTATTGCACAAACAACAGCCGTCGAAGACGACGACTGAGCCCCATAAATCACACAAAACTATAAATCACGACTATGAGCTTACCCCAAGACCGCCGAAGACGGCAACTTAAAACCGCACGGCTCGACATCATAGCAGAACTATACAAACGAGGATACAGCCTGCGAAAAATAACAGAAGAGGTGAAACGACGACTCAACATTCCGAAGCTCGCCGTATCGACTACATACAACGACGTGCAGACGCTGCTCAAAGAGTGGAGAGAAAGCCGTATCGAAAACATCGACCAAGCACTGCAACTCGAACTCGAACGCATCGACGACACCACGGCCGAACTTTGGGAGCAGTGGGACAAGTCGAAAGAAGAAGCACAAAAGACCACCACCACACGAAGCGGACGAATCAAAGGGAAAGGGAACGCAGGCATCGAAACCGACGCCGTTTCAGAAAGCCGAACCAACGTCGGAGGACTCGGAAACCCTGCCTACATCGCCGAAATTCGACAGCAACTCATCGAACGACGAAAACTCCTCGGCTTGTACGCCCCCGAAGCACGACAAGTCAAAGGCGAAGTCACCGTGCATCGTCCGCCCTGCGAGATGAGCACCGAGGAACTCGAAGCCGAAATCGCCGCACTCAAACTCGAGCGATAAAATGAATGAAGAAAGACTACACGAACTCGAGCGCGAAATCCTGCGGCGAAAGGCTGTGCAGTCTTTTCCCCATTTCCTCGACTACACCGATCCGAACTACTCGCGACAATGGTTTCACACGCTCATCGCCGAGAAATGCCAAGATCTCCTGCTCGGAAGACTCCCGACCGACCGCCTTATGGTGTTCGTCCCACCGCAGCATGGGAAAGCGCTCGAAGAGCACACCCCCGTTCTCACTACACAAGGCTGGAAGACGCACGGCTCTTTACAGTCGGGGGACTATGTTTTCGGTGCGGACGGCCATCCACGTCGTGTGCTCGCTAATTCGGGAACATACCTTTGGCCGTGCCAACGCATCGAGTTTGCCGGTGGCGTGTCTTTGCTCGCCGCCCCGCAGCACGAATGGCAGATCTACTCCGACCATGACGACCACAAGGGGAGAGTCCTCGAACGGGTGGAAACACAACAGATTTTCGTTCGAAGACATAGGAGGAAACCTTACATTCCGGCCGACGCTGTTTTGCAGAACGCAGAGACAGAACTTCCCTTTGACCCTTATGTTCTCGGGTTGTGGCTCGGTGACGGCATCAAGAAACAAGGCACTATCGTTTCGGGGGATGAAGACATCGGCTACTATCGCTCGATCGCTCTGGGGAAGATCACGTTGGCGCGCAAAGGATATTGGCGCATTCGTGTGGAAGGGCTATGCAAAGCCGCACGTCTACTCGGGCTGCATAGCGAAAAACATATCCCTATGACCTATCTTTTGGCCGACGCATCGTCTCGATGGGCTTTGTTGCAGGGGCTTATGGATTCCGACGGAACGTGCGACACACGAGGAAATTGCGAGTTTGCACAAAAACGAGGACGACTGGCCGAGGACGTTTATACACTTCTGCGCTCTCTTGGCATCAAAGCGAGAAAGCGCCACTATCGCGCCAAACTCTATGGCAAGGACTGCGGCGAAAAAACTCGCATCTTTTTCAATCCCGACCGTACGCAAGCCGTATTCCGCAATCCCCGTAAGCAGAACCGCCTATCCGAAAAGACCGCGAGCGACCGCAACGATAAAAAGCGTTTTTTCATCGAGCGTGTTGTGGACGTTGCACCCCGACGTGTGAATTGTATTGAAGTCGAAGGCGGAATGTATCTCGCAGGGCGTGATCTCATCCCCACGCACAACAGCGAGATCGTATCGCGTAAGTTCCCGGCGTGGGCTTTGGGCTACAATCCGAAACTGAAAATCGCAGGCACGTCCTACGCGGCAAATCTCGCACAAGGCTTTTCGCGTTCCATACAGCGCACGATCGACAGCCCCGAATACAAAGAGGTGTTCCCCTGCACGTTCCTCAATTCGCAAAACGTGTCGTCCGACGCAAGACGCGGCTACCTGCGCAACATCGACATCTTCGAGACCGTCGGGCACGGGGGCTTTTATCGCGCCGTCGGCGTGGGCGGTGGTTTGACGGGTACGCCCGCCGCTCTCGGCATCATCGACGACCCCGTGAAAGACGCACTCGAAGCCGCGTCGCAGACGTATCGCGACCGCGTGTGGGAGTGGTACACCGACGTTTTTCTCACCCGTCTGCACAACAACTCGAAGCAGTGTCTGATTATGATGCGCTGGCACGAAGACGACCTCGCCGGGCGTTTGCTGCGCACCGAGCCCGAGAAGTGGACGGTGAGCCGCATTCCCGCCATTCGCGAAGACACGGCCCTCTC